AGCGCAAAGAGGAGAAAGTCCGCATAAATACCCTAACGAAGCGGGAACACAGGAATTGAAACAATCAGACTGAGAAATGAGAATCGAGAGCGATGAGAATGGGGAAATCAGGAGTCATAAGAGCGCTTTGACAATCGGAGGCACATCCAGACCGAAACGGATGCATAGGGCGCGCAAGAGGTGATGATTACGACGGAGTAGTCGTTTTTCTGGTCTGGTGAGTAACCAGATTTGGGCCAACATGGCGGAGCAAGTTGCTCTAAGAGCCGCAATAGAGACCTCGGTGAAGGTGACGTGGGAAAAAAGAATGATTGCAAGCGTAGGGCAAAGACGATGACCTAGTTCCACCAAAAAACCAAGGCAGAGCAAATCAATTTCGGTGAGATGTTTCACCATAAGGTCACCAAGGCAGTAAGCAGTATGCAATTCTGAAAGATAACTGGGCAACACGGCCATAAGATCACCTTTCGCCACATGAAATACTGTTTTTAAATACATCAGGGTGGGGTTGCGGATGAGACCATCTGAGGTGACCAAATAGCCGCAGAAATCCACAGAGGGAGCCACAAACGTCTTCGAAATGACAGCAATGTGGCGTTTCTGAAGTTCCCACTGAGGTCGCTCAACGCAGGCCTGATTGATAGCAGAATCGTCACCGCCGAAGAGTGCCATGCAACTCAATTTGCCATACTTGAGTGAACTCACGGCTATCGAAAAGAGGGTGTTGAAGTCAAATGTGCCGGGCTCGCCTGTGTCTCGACTGACATCCTTCGGACCGATGAGGTTACTCCGGATGGACACTTTCCATTGCTCGTAGGAATCAACCAAAGCGTCAGGTAAGCCAGCAAGGCGCATGACGTGGCACTCGAGCAAAACGGAATCATAACCCTGGGATGCGTCAAATGCAGTGTAATCATTGGCGGTGGACGGGCGGTCAACCCAACAACCTTTGACGCGATTTGAGAGTTCTGAAGGAGAGAGGCCAACATTAAGCACAATATTCGCGGGTATCTCGGGGTAGAGAACTCGACGGACATACTTGACACAGGGGCCATAGTCGAACAGGACAGAGTCGTGACAAAGCGCGAGCGTTTGGCCGGCCTTTGCGGGCTTGAGGAGGGCTTCGACCTTAGCCTTAACTTGGGCCTTGACGAAATGCATCACAACGTTTGGGTCGGCATCGGGATCCGAACGTTTTTCATTCGCGAGCAATGTGGCCGCGGATCTGCCTTCCAC